TCAATTACTACGACAATCCTTGGTTTCCTGACACACTAAAACTTGAGATGGAAAGCCTCAAGAATCGTGATCCAGAGGCGTATAGAACGGTTTGGGAGGGTATGTGCCGTCAGACTGTGGATGGCGCTATCTTTGCTAAAGAGGTTCAACTGGCAGAATTTGAGGGGCGAATTACCAAAGTACCCTATGACTTTACCAAGCCAGTTCATGCGGTATTTGACTTGGGATGGTCAGACGCTACGGCAGTTTGGATGCTTCAGTTTGTTGGCATGGAAACTAGGCTTATCAAATACTTTGAGACTAGCCAAGAGACAATGACCAGCATATTAAGCAAAATGCAGAGTTTTGGTTATGTTTACGATACTTTGTGGTTGCCCCATGATGCCCACAACAAGACGCTAGCTGCTCAAGGTAGATCCATTGAGGAAATCGTGCGGTCATCTGGGTACAAGACTAGGGTATTAGAGCGTGTGCCAATTGTGGATTCGATTAACGCTGCTAGGACTATTTTCAAAAACTGTTATTTTGATAGAGAAAATTGTTTGGAAGGGTTACAATGCCTTAGACATTACCGTTATGAGGTTGATCCAGACACAAACCAGTTCAGCAAAACACCATTGCACGACAGTTATTCACATGGTGCGGATGCGTTCAGATACATTGGTTTGATGGTGAATGAGCCAAAACAACGTAAAAAGTCCTCCAACAATTACCAGTATGGTAGCCAACATTCATGGATGAGTTAAATGGAAGATTCAAAACTTAGCGATTACGATCCTCGAATTGACGAAGCCAAGAAGTTTCTACGTCTAGCCAATGACGCAGACACCATGAATCGTCAGGAAGCCCTAGAAGACCTTAAATTTGTTGGTGGCGATCAATGGCCTGTTGAGCTACAAAATAGCCGTAATCTTGAATCTAGACCAGTTCTTACCATCAATAAGCTAGATGGTTACTGCCGTCAGGTGGTCAATCAGATCAAGCAACAACGCCCCAGACCAAAAGTACATGGCATGAACTCAGATGCCGATGAAAAGACGGCACAAGTCATCCAAGGCATTATCAGACACATTGAGGCTAACTCTAACGCTGACGATGCCTATGATCAAGCCGTAGATTATGCGGTTCGCATGGGATGGGGTTACATCCGTCTACGCACAGATTATGTGTCTGAAGACTCGTTTGATCAGGAAATCTACATTGAGCCTGTAGATAATCCCTTTACAGTTTATTACGACATCAATTCAGTTGCCATTGATGGTTCAGACGCAGAGCGTTGCCTGATCACCACAATGATGGACAAGAAAGACTTTGAGTCTATGTATCCAGATGCCGAGGTGGATTCGTTCACTCAGCGTGGGACAGGAGATTCTCAGTCTGAATGGATTACAAGAGAAGACATTAGATTAGCTGAATATTGGTATACAACTTACGAAAAAGAAAAGTTGCTCCAATTGAGCGATGGAACAGGCATTTTTGAAGATGATTACAAAAAGCGTAAAGACATCTACACAGAAGCTGGTGTTTATCCTATTGATGAGCGATTTTCTGTACGCAAGAAGATCAAATGGTGCAAATTAACGGCCATTGAAATACTTGAAGAGGGCGAATGGGCTGGCAAATATTTGCCGATTATTCCTGTTTATGGCCGTCATACCGTTATCGGTGACAAGCGCAAGAAATTTGGCATGGTTCGTCAAGCCAAAGATGCCCAAAGAATGTACAACTTCTGGCAAACATCAATCACCGAGAGCGTTGCACTAGCGCCCAAGGCCAAATGGTTGATGGCAGAGGGTCAAGATGAGGGTTATGAGAACGAATGGGCGCAAGCTAATACAAAATCGTTCCCATTGCTCAGATACAAGCAAACGGACATTGAGGGCAGACCAGCGCCAGCTCCCCAACGCTTGCAACCAGAGCCTCCTCCTAGCGGTGTGATGGCAGCTGCTGCGGTTATTTCCGATGATATTAAAACTTTGATGGGCATATTTGACCCAGCAGAGCTTAAACAAGGCAATATCTCAGGTAAAGCGTTGAATGGTCAGCAACAACAGGTTGACTTATCTAACTTTGACTTTTACGACAACTTTACCAAGACATTAAGCCAAGTTGCTCGTTGCATATTGGACTTAGTGCCTAAGATTTACGACACCCAAAGGGTTTTGAGGATCATTGGGGACGATGGTAAGCCTGAGTTGGTCACACTAAATGAGCGTGATGCGGTTAACAATGTCATTAAAAACAATGTGGCAACTGGTTTATATGATGTGGTGATGGATACAGGCCCTGGCTACAACTCCAAGCGTGAGGCTTCTGTTGACGCTATGACACCGATCCTAGCAGCACAACCTCAATTGATCCAACAGATTGGCGATTTGTGGTTTAGGAATCAGGACTTCCCAGGCGCAGACATTATTGCTGACCGTTTGGCCACTCTTAATCCCTTGGCGCAGCTTGACAAGAAATCTGATATACCGCCTCAAGCTCAGATGATGATTAAACAGTTGCAAACCCAAAATAAGCAATTGCAAGATCAAATGCAACAAGTTCAGATTGCAATTAAACAACGTCAAGACATTGAACAAGTTAAGCAAGATGCTGAAACCAAGCGTGAAATGATGCGTCAGACCACACGAATCCATGACACTAACATCAATGCCGATGTTAAGGTGATGGATCAAAACACTAGGTCAATCACATCACAGAACAAGATGGAGATTGAGGCAATCATGGAATTGATGCTTCACCATATGGATACGGCAAAACTTGAGAGAGAAATAACCAAAAGAAACCAAGAGCAATATGGCGTGATGAACCAAGCGGTTAGCCAATTTAATCAAGGTTGACAGATTTTTACACTTTAGGTTATATTGACCAAAACCTACCTGTGGGTTCACAGGGCTTAAATCGTAGGGACAACGTATGTCTGAAAATAATGTTGGCAATGTGCTAACAAGTGAAAATTCGGCTGAGTTCTATGCACAAAAACTGGGTTTAGCTCCAACTGAAACTACAACTGAGGCTACTGAAACGGTAGAGCCAGAGGTAGAGCAAGTAGAGGAGAGTGAGCCAGAAGCGAAAGAGGAAGCCAAACCACAGGATGAGCCTAAAAAGCAAAATCCAAAACTTGAGAAAAGATTTAGCGAGATCACTAAACAACGTGAGGAAGCTCGTAGAGAAGCAGAGCAAGAGCGTCAGAGGCGTTTTGAATTAGAGCAGCGTTTACAAGTTCTAGAACAACAACAACAACCACAACAAAGGGTTGCAGTTGATACAGAACCTCAACCTAGCCAATTTCAAGACGCATTTGAATATGCTAAAGCTTTAGCTGAACATACGACAGACAAACGTATTGCGGAGATGAAGCAACAGGAAGCGCAACAAAAAGCACAAGCAGAAATGCAACGTGCTTCACAAAGTTGGGCTGCTAAAGTTGAGCAAGCTAAGGCTGAGTTGCCTGATTTTGATGAAGTGATAACTTTGTCATCTGATGTGCCACTTCTACCTGATGTAAGAGATGTAATTCTGGAGAGTGATGTAGGGCCAAAGATCCTTTATCACCTAGCTGAAAATGCAGATTTTGCACGCAAGATTGCTTCAATGCCGATTAGATCTGCTCTTAAAGAAATTGGAAAACTTGAGGCGAAATACGAAGCGAAAGCTGAAGATAAACCTGTGGTAAGAAGTAAAGCACCCGCACCTGTCACACCCATTCGTGCGAATACAGGCGTTGCCGAGACTAAGTTAGACAATAGTGGAACTTGGTATGGGACATTCGCTGAGTATAAAGAAGCTCGAAAGAGTGGCAAGGTAAGGTAACCCTTTTTTGTCCATTGAAATTTAATTTTTTATAAAGGAGAAGTCATGAGTAACCAACTTCTGACGATTTCAAAAATCACCAATGAGGCCTTAATGGTCCTGGAAAATGAGTTGACGTTCACAAGCGAGGTGGATCGCAATTATGATGACCAATTTGCCGTCGTGGGAGCAAAGATCGGTAATACGGTCAATGTCCGCAGACCAGGTAGGTTCGTAGGCAGCGTAGGCCCAGCACTCGTAGTTGAGGACTTCAATGAAACATCTAGCCCAGTAACTTTGTCAACACAATTCCAAGTGTCAACACAGTTTACTACGCAAGATTTGGCATTGAGCCTTGATATGTTCTCGGATCGAGTTCTCAAACCCGCGGTGGCAACTATTGCCAATCGTATAGATAGAGACGGCTTGCAAATGGCAACATTGCAAACTGCCAATATCGTTGGAACTGCTGGTACACCACCCACAGGTTTGATCACATACTTGACTGCTGGTGCTTATATGGACTCCGAGGGCGCACCTCGTGATGGCCGTAGAGCTTGTATCGTTGAGCCTTTCACAAGCGCAACAATCGTTGATTCACTCAAAGGTTTGTTTGTGCCTCAAGAGGCTATTGGCGAGCAATACAGAAAAGGCTTGATGGGAAGAGATTCTGCGGGCGTTAACTGGAAACTTGATCAAAATATTGTGAGCCAAACATTCGGCACTAACAGTACAACAACTGTAACTGCTTCTGTTAACACAACAACTGCTACTGGTTTCTTAACCTCTGGTTGGGCTTCTAGTTCTGTGATTTCGATTACTGCTGCCAACACAGGTAACTTTGTGTTGAACGCTGGTGACGTAATTCAGATCGCTGGTGTGTATGCTACCAACCCACAGAATCGTCAACCCTACGGTTCAAACAAGTTGCGTAACTTTGTTGTTAAAGCTCCTGTAACTATTGCATCAGGTTCAAGCGTTTCAGTAACTGTATCTCCAGCGGTCATCACTTCTGGTCAGTTCCAAAACGTGTCGATTCCTACTACATCTAGTTCAGCTGCGGTAACTCAATTTAATAGCACAGGTCAAGTATCACCACAGAACTTAATGTTCCACAGGCACGCTTTTACGTTGGCTACGGCAGATCTTGAGCTCCCGGAAGGTGTCCACTTCGCTGGTCGTGCAAGCGACAAAGAGATTGGACTCTCACTCCGAGTGGTTAGGCAGTACACAATTAACAATGATAGTATTCCTACTCGTTTGGATGTGTTGTATGGCTGGGCCCCTCTGTACCCCGAACTTGCTTGCAGAATTGCAGCTTAACTTTTAATTTAAGGAGAAGAGATCATGTCTAGTACAAATCCAGGGCCAGCAATTACGAACACGATTCACCCACAGAACGTATTGTCAAATCAAGCTATTCGCTTGTTGGCAGTTGTTACAGGTGTGAACGTGAACGTAACTGGCGATACAGTAATGAACGTAGCTAACGCTGCCAATTGGAGTGTTTCAAACGTAGTATTCACAAACGCATCTATCAGTTTAACAACCGCTGCTGCGGGTGTGTTTACTGCACCAGGTGCTCAAGGTGCTATCGTTTCTAACGCTGCATTGTCTGCTTTAACAGGCCCAACAGTTGTATCACAACGTACAGTTGCATCTACTGCAATTAATACAGGTTCATACTTGTATGTAAACGTAGGTACTGCTCAAGGCGCAGCAGCTACTATGGATGTTTACATCTATGGTTACGACTTCAGCACTTATTAAAATGCTGAATAAAAGGCTACCACACAACGGTGGCTAGAGAAGGCCACTCTCAAAAGGAGTGGCTTTTTCTTTATTTTAAGTTACAATATTTTTGAAAGGGATTCAAAATGCCGTCCACAACCATTGCCCGTGGCAACAGTCACGAAACTTTCTACATCGGCCCATCTATTACGCCTGCTTCAGTTGCAGCTAATACAACGGCAGTTCAAACCTTTGCTTTACCTGGTTTGCAAACAACAGACATCATTGTTGCTCAAGGTTATATTGCTAACCAGACAACAGGTATATTTATTGCTGAATGTGATTGTTTAACTGCAAATGTTTTAACAATTCAATTTGGTAATGTAACTGCAAGTCCTGCTACGCCTGCTTCTGGTGTTTACGAATTCCAGATTGTGCGTTCAGAAGGCCCATTACCTGTTACGGCAGTCTAATCATGGCAGGTTCAACGGTTCAACGCAATGCTGGATTAACTTACGCATTGGCGCTAACTACATCCGCACATAGTGCGGTGCAAATTAATGGCACAACAAACGATCAAATTAACTACACAAGTTTTTTGAATGTTGGCGGTAACGCTTGTGCGATTCGTTGGAATCAGACAAACTCAAATTTGTCTAGTGTTGCTATTCCTAGCGATGGAAATGGTGGAGACTATGTATTGCCTCCCAATATGACCACTCCTTTGATCTTAGCAACACCTACAACGCCATACTATCTAACCGCCATTGGCGCTGGTAGTACGACACTTTATGTAACTCCCGCTGCGGATCAATCGTAAAACTATGGCTGCTCCATCCAACTCAATTGTTCAAAACTTAGTACCAATACAGGGTCTATTTGATCCCCAAGGTAATTTTCAAACATTTATTGGTCAGGGGCAGCCATTCTATGCGATCCCAAATCCATATCAATCTGGCTTAATCATTACGAATAGCACGATTAATAGCACAACAATCGGAGCTACAACGCCATCAACAGGCGTGTTTTCTGCGGCACAGGTCAACGCAACACCTACTGGCCTCTATGATGTAGTTAACAAGCAATATTTAGATTCCACATTGGTGGGTATCTCTTGGAAGCCTCCTGTTAACTACGGAACAACAGGCAACATTACGCTTTCTGGTTTAAGCACTCAATCTGGTGGTGATTGGGCAAGCGCTTTAACATCAGGTATGCGTATATTGGTTAAGAATCAAACCAATCAACCTGATAACGGCATTTATGTAGCATCTGCAACTGGTTGGACAAGATCAACGGACGCAGACGCATGGAATGAATTGATTTCTGCCTTGGTGTTTGTGGAATCTGGAAACACATTAGGCGGTTCTGCTTGGTATTGTTCAGCGCAACCAGGCGGGACTTTAGGCGTTACCAATGTTGTTTGGTCTAACTTCAGCGTTGCAGCAACTTATACTTCTGGCACAGGACTTACATTAAGCTCTTACCAATTCAGCATCACCAATACTGGCGTTTCTGCCAACACCTATGGATCTGCTTCTAGCGTTCCAGTATTTGCAGTTAATGCTCAAGGTCAATTAACCTCAGTAACCAACACATCAATTGCGATTGCCAACACTCAAGTGAGTGGTCTAGGCACAATGTCAACGCAAAATGCGTCATCGGTAACGATTACAGGTGGATCTATTGATTCAACGACTGTAGGCGCTACAACGGCCTCTACGGTGCGTGGTACTACGGTAACCGCAACCACTCAATTTAATGGCCCAGCGACAGGTTTAACAGGTACTGCAAGCAGTTTGTCTATTGGTGGGAACGCATCTACGGCAACCACATCAACAAATATTGCTGGTGGAGCTAGTGGTTCATTGCCTTATCAAACAAGTGCAAACAACACCACATTTTTGGCAGCTGGTACTAATGGACAAGTTTTAAAGCTCTCTGGTGGTTTGCCAACATGGGCAAATCCTAACGCTGGAACGGTTACTTCTGTGGATGTTTCTGGTGGAACAACAGGATTGACCTTTAGTGGTGGGCCAATCACCTCTAGTGGCACTATAACGGCCTCTGGCACGCTTGGTGTGTCTAATGGTGGTACAGGTGTTACTTCTAGTTCTGGCGCAAATAGCGTTGTTTTAAGAGACGCTAACGGCAACATCACAACCAATTGTTTGTTTGAGGGTTATGTAACACAAGCAGCAAGTGGAACAACTATTGTTTTAACGGTAGCATCCGCACAAAATTACCAAATAACAGGTTCTGGTGGTCAAACAATCAGATTGCCAAGCGGAACTACATTGCCCGCTGGCGCATTGTTTACTTTTAACAATAATCAATCATCTGGTGCAATTACCGTACAAAACAATTCAAGTTCAACAGTTGCAACCATTCAATCAGGTGGTTTTGTAACATTGGTATTGTTAGATAACTCAACCGCAGCGGGATCATGGGACAGACACGATCAAACGCCATCTAACACATCGTGGTCAACCAATACGTTGGATTACCCTGGTTCTATCACTAGCGCCACATGGAACGGAACTGCAATAGCTATCAATAGGGGTGGTACAAATAGTACGGCAAGCCCTACAAATGGTGGAATTGCTTACGGTACTGGAACTGCTTATGCGTTTACTGCTGCGGGTACTAGCGGTCAAGTTTTAACTTCTAATGGATCAGGCGCACCTACTTGGCAAACTCCATCGGCTTATGCAACGGTAACTGACGATACATCAACCAATGCAACAAGATACCCATTATTTGCAAACCAAACAACTGGTAGTTTGTCAACAGAATACACCAGCTCAACGAAGCTCCAATTTAACCCAAGCACAGGGGCGTTAACCTCTGGTAAACTCATCATATTGCCATAAGGAAACATCATGGGACAACTCGTTTTTCAAGCAACTTTAGGTGGGGCGGTCAACCTTAGTGGCCCTAATACGGCTTCAACGGTAACATTTACTTTACCTAGTGCGGACGGTTCTAGTGGCCAAGTCATGCAAACTAATGGCGCTGGTTTGCTTTCCCTTGGAAATGTAGCTTTAGCTTCTGCGGTAAGTGGAACATTACCAATTGCAAATGGAGGTACAGGAACAACTTCTACTACATTTGTAAACTTAACTACAAATGTTACTGGAACTTTACCTGTAGCAAATGGGGGAACTGGAGTTACTACTTCAACAGGTTCTGGTAATATTGTGTTGTCAACTTCACCAACATTAGTTACTCCTATACTTGGAACTCCAACAAGCGGTAATTTATCTAACTGTACAGTTGATGGCACTAATTCTGTTGGATTTTTAAATATTCCAATTAATAGCCAATCTGCTGCTTATACATTGGTTTTATCTGATGCTGGTAAAGCAATTTTTCATCCATCAACAGATGCAAATGCTAGAACATTTACCATTCCACCCAATTCAAGTGTGGCTTATCCTATTGGTACGGCAATCAGTTTTATCAACATGACATCACAAGTTGTAAGTATTGCAATTACAACTGACACTATGTATTTATCTAGTGCTGGTACAACTGGCACACGTTCTTTAGCTCAATACGGTACTGCTACTGCCGTAAAAATGACTTCAACAACTTGGATTATTTCAGGGAGTGGTTTGACATGAGTGGCATTCAAAATGCTTTTGGTTTTATGAGAGGTGTTAGTAGAGCGACTCTTAGTCAAACATATTCTTCTAATGCTTCTAATGTTTCTTTAGATGTTTCCACTCTTAGTGGTTATATATCAGGAAAATCAGATATAACAATTACTGTTAATTCGGGGATTTATATTTGGTCATCTTCTAATGGTACACCAGCATTAACCATTACAGGAACTAATACAGGAGACACAGTTAAATTAATTAACAATGGCTATATTATGGGTGGAGCTGCACAGTCATTGAGTAGTGGTCAACCCGTTCCAGGAGTTGGTGGCGCTGCCATATCAATCAGTTCTAGTATAACAATTGATAACACAAACTCCTCTGCATATATAGGTGGTGCTGGTGGTTCAGGTGCAGCTATTAATGGAGGTACGCAACCATATCAATTTGGTGGTGGTGCTGGTGGTGGTTATGGAGGAGCAAATAACCATGATCCTACTACTTATTCATTAGGTGGAAGTGTAGGTAACAATGGTTCTGCTGGTACATCATATACTTTAAGTGGGTTTTGTTGTTGTATAGGTAGTTATCTTGCGGTAGAAAATGGTGGTGGTGGAGGTGGTAGAGTATTTCCTGGAACAAACGGCCCATTCCCTGGAGGAGCAGGTTTCGGTGCTGCTTCAAATCATGGTGCTGCTGGTGGTGCTGCTGGCGGAGGTGGAGGCAATATAAATTATATTACTGGGCCTAGTGCTTTTGGTACAGGTGGTGATGGCGGTAGCGTGAATGCAAACGGTGGTAATGCTTCTGTTTCTGGAACTTCATCAAACTTTGCATCTGGAGGTGGAGGAGGTGGAGGATGGGGCGCATCAGGAGGCTCTACTTTATTTCAAGGAAGTGGGCCTTATGCTGGTTTTGCTGGTGGCAAAGCGGTTGCATTAAATGGAAACTCAGTAACATGGGTAAGTGGTAATACAACAAGAGTTTATGGAGCAGTTGCATGATTTACAAAATTAACAACCCAATTTTAGGTGGTGCAGATTTTATCGTGCCAGACCAAGCAACGGCTGATACGGCTGTTGCATCTTTTTTAATTCAAAGTGTTACTATTGGAACGGAAACAAATGCACAAAATAAATTGATTGAAACTCAAAATGCGCTTTTGACAAGAGAAGCGTCAAGATTTGTTATTACTACAACAGAAGTAAATGGTAACGACACAGTTTGGAGAGCTTTATCTTCAGATGACCCTGAAATTGGTGTATACGAAGTATTCAATTATGAAACTGGTCAATACACAAAATATCAGACATTGACAGATGCAAAAAATGCTATAAATGAATTAAAACAAAAATTATTAACAGATTGCAATTTAACAAATTATACAACTGTTGATGCTTTGCCAAAATTACAAGTTTTTCCAAAACAACCAATTACAACTGGAACACAAACCGTATGACAGTATTAATTTCTCCATACCATAGTTTTGTATATGATGGAACGCAAATCAATATCTATCATGCAAACAAAGGAGAAGGTTTGCCCAAACATGAGCACACTTTTTCTCATGCAACTATGGTTGGAAATGGTTCTTGTAGTTTAAGAAAAGAAAACTTAGAGATGAGAGTTGACAAACAAACACAACCTATTAATTTAAAAGAAAATGAATGGCATGAAATTGAAGCGTTAGAAGACAATACGGTTTTTATAAATATGTTTGCTTTAGAAAAACAAACAGATATATGATAAATAAAGTCAAAAATTAAGGAAAAATTGCATGAAATGGCAGATTCTTGAGTTGAATGGCGCAAATAACACCGTTGCCAATGTGCGCTACAAGGTAGACCATGAGGGTATAGAAACCGAAGGTTATTGGCATTTTGAAGAACCTAAGTCTTTAAGTGGCGCAACTGAAGAATCTGTGATTGAATGGGTAAGGCAAGCCACTATGAAAAATGGTGCAAATGCCGTAGAATCACGCTTAATCGAGCAATATGAAGCTCAAGTTTCATCAATTCATCCTCCTTGGAAAGCTAAAACATTTAAGGTGACGGTATGAAAGAGGTAAAACTAGAGCTTACTGTCGAGGAATTACAACTTATTGCTGGCTCACTCAGAGAACTGCCTTATAAAGTTGTTGTGAACTTACTTCAAAAAATTGATAAGCAAGTAGTACCACAACTGCAAGAGGCACAAAATGACCGCCCCAATTGATTTCATTAGTAGAGCATTAAAAGACATTGGAGCTTTGGAGGCGGGTGAGCAACCCACACCAGAAGCAGCACAAGACGCATTTGATATGTTTAACGATCTCGTAGACCAATGGTCTAATGAGAACGGCATGGTCTTCAACGTCACAGAGATCATATTTCCTGTGATTGCTGGTCAGGTGCAATACACAATTGGCCCTACCGCATCTACTGCCAACTTTATTGGCGCATCATTTGTTGGATCAATAGCTGGCAACATCTTAACCGTTACTAGCATTAACTCAGGCGCAGTTGCTCAAGGTCAAACATTGTCAGGAACGGGCATATTGCCTGGCACTAAGATTGTTAGATTCCTAACTGGCGCTGGTGGCAATGTCAATGAAGTTGGCACTTATGAGTTGAACTTTAACCAAACAGTTGCATCCACAACGATTACGGCTTACTACCAAAAGCCACTCAATCTTAATTCTGCGTTTGTCAGAATTAACACCTATTCCAACGGTCAACCAATTACAAATGGTGGATTGGATTACCAAGTTGACGTTTTGACGCTTCAGCAATATGAGTTGATTGGTTTAAAGACGCTGAACGGCCCTTGGCCAAAAGCGATTTACTACAATCCTAATCAGGACTCTGGCAACATCTTTGTATGGCCAAACCCAGCACAAGGTGAAATGCACATTTTTGCTAACACTTTGTTCAGTAGATATGATTCTATGTACAACACCATTAGTATGCCTCAAGGCTACAACATGGCCTTTAGATGGTGTTTAGCAGAGCGTTTGATGCCTATGTATGGTAAAGCAGATCAAACCCAAATGGCGATGATTACAAGCTACGCTGCTCAAGCAAAAGCAACAATCAAGCGTACTAATATTGCACCGTTGCAAGTTGCTCAGTATCCAGACGCATTGATGATTGGAAGAGCAAAAGATGCGGGTTGGATCTTAACTGGTGGTTTTTTAAGGTAAAACTATGGCAGATTTTGGATTTGTCGGCCCAAGTTACGAAGCGCCATCTATATACCAAGATGCTCAAGAGTGTATAAATTTCTATCCTGAAATTGATTACATGAAGCAGCAAGGGGATAGAGGCGTGGTGGCGCTTTATCCAACGCCAGGACTCACGACAAAAGCCCTTTTGCCCAATTTCCAAGAAGTAAGGGGTCTGCGTACCCTATCAGGTGGGGCGCAAATGGTAGCCGTTTGTGGGCCTTACGTTTATGTTTTATCTGCTGATTTAGTACCCAAAGTAATTGGTTTGCTCAACACCTCATCTGGGCGTGTTGGAATCAGCGACAATGGTATCAATTGTTATATTGTTGACGGAGCTTATCGTTATACATGGCGCATTTCTAGCCCTAACCAAGCCGTTTTTGTGGGTTCAGTTAGTGGTACAACATTAACTGTTACTGCCGTTTCTAGTGGAACTATTGGCATTAATCAACAACTTTTTGGTGTTGGAGTAACTTCAGAAACCATCATTACTAGCCTTGGTACTGGAACAGGTGGAATTGGTACATACAATCTTAATTTGTCACAAACTGTATCAGCTTCATCTTTAAATTCAGCAACTATTGGGACTAGATTTCAAGCCACAATTGCTGGATCTGTATTGACGGTAACAAGCGTAACTACTGGTAGTATTTATCTTGGTCAAACTGTTCAAGGTTCTGGCGTTCCTGTAGGTACAGTCATCATTTCCTATGGCACAGGAAGCGGTGGAACTGGCACATATAACATCAGTACAACGGTTACGATTGCAGCACCAACGGCAATGTATGGGCTTAATTTCTCAGTTCTTCCAAGCTCAGATGGTGCATTTTCTGGTGGCACATCGGTAGATATTGTTGATAACTATTTTGTTTATTCACGC